CACGTCATAAAAATATTATAAAAACTCCATCTGCCCGCCTTCGCGCGGGCTTTTTTTATGCTTGCGCTAAATTTTCAGGCTTTGCTGCCGTTAATCTCTGAGCACTGCAATTGCAGCGTACCTATAAAGACAACACGTAAATAGCTGGTTGGCCCGCTTGCTGCGGGCTTTTTTTGCCAGTGCCACAAATAACTAAACTGTAACCACCCACTCCGCAGCCTGCTCAGATCGGCGCGGTCTACATCTGCCCCGTCGCCGGGGCTTTTTTATGATCCTGGCTGACTCTGTGCTTCATCTGCAGTCTCAGGAATTTCAACCGGGCTGGCATCCTTTGAATATACCTCCACACGTAAATCGACCCAGCGTCCTGCCGGAATATCAATAGGCGCTCCATCTTCATATCCTTCAACCTCATTACGAGCAAACTCAGGGGCTGACTTGTGTTCACGGTGAAATGTTTTAATCAGCAGGTCACCTGACACGCCTACTTCATAATCTACCCACAGAAGCGTCTGGTCATTGCGGTCTTTAGGCAAGCCGATACCTCCGTCTGGTCCGCCCCAAGAAGCATCCGCGTTAAAACCCTGCGTTCCGGTAATCCGGTAAACACCTTCGCTTATTCGTTCGGAAGTTACGCCTTCAGCCTGTTCGTTGACCTCAATCGTTCCGTCAGAAAAGAGCTTCACGATCGGAGATGCGCGCTTGATGAAGCCGTTACTGTCTACCGTGGTGTTTTTGGTATGCCAGAGCCTTGCCCAGCCCTTCCAGCTCTGATAACCACTGATAGCCGAGTTTTTAGAGTTCAGATAATATTCATTATCTGAGCCCCAGCTGCTGGCTATAGCTGTGCCCACATTGCTTGCAGTGGATTGAAAGTAATTTACAAGAGTGTACTGTGAGGGAGCATCCCACGGACTTACTGTGTTCTGCGTGTCGGCATGAAGCTTCATCCCCATGTCCAGCGTTGAGGTGAAATTGGCATACCAGTCATTACCGCTTCCCTCGGTAAGCAGACGGTTCGTTGACGCAGCCAGGTTCGTCCTTGCGGCTTTCTTGTCTGCCACGCTGTAAAGGTTATCACCCTTCGTCAGCATCGTAGAGGTTATGCTGTTCCATGATGGGCCGCTGTACTGACTACCATCCGGCAGTGTGACAGTTACATTGCCTGATGCGCTGAAAACCTGCTGCCAGTTGGCTTTCTCCTGAATCATGCCTCGCAAGATTCTTCCCATGTTGTTCATTTCTTGCTGGGTTATGGCATACATAAGGCTGGCAGGCACACCGTACCATGCTAATCCGCTGGCTGTTGGTCCAGTAAAAGAACTTCCAATTGTCAATTGGGTGTTAGATGCGATCGCAGCTACAACGAGTGTATAAGTCGTTCCGCCGACATTGATACCAATGAAGTCGCCAGCTTTTAGCTCTGTTGTAAAGCTCGTTCCACTTCCGGTTACAGCTGATGAACCGTTGGTTACTGCGATAGTGCCAGCTGGCATACTTTTCTCCAGGCAATAAAAAACCCGGCGCGATGGCCAGGTTTCGTTAATAAGGGTTCGGTTTATTTTTCACAGGTTGATTTGGTGAACTGGTTTTTAGATACCCACTTCCACCCGAATGGGCTTCCTGCATAATACTGCGTCTGGTTCCCCACGGTACGCACGCCATAAACAGGCACGGATGTATCCTGCCCGCCAATTCTGGCCGTTGCAGTGCATTGCTGAGGAGGGAGCGACTTGCAGCCAGCTAAAATCATGATCGAAACACTTAAGATAAAAGCTCTCATTCATTTAACTCCATTTAATATATTCAGAATATATTATGGAGATATACATAATGGTTCAATTTGAGTAGTTGATCTTCAAGATCTCTTTTAGTACTTGCTAACATCTATAGCAGTAATGCGATTTCGGTAATTAACCCAACTGGCATTGCTTGCCTGCGCTTCCAAATTTCCTATATAGCCGCTGGATATCTGTGTTGTAGAACCATTATACCTGGCTGATGAGCAGTATTGTGCGATTATCGGATGTGGCTGTCCATTTCCACCTCCACCAGTGTACACCACCCCAGAAAAATAGCCTGTGTACACTGGGGCTACCGCCCACTGCCCGTTTAGGGTCGTGTTTAGAGCATATCCAGACAAATCAGGATTGGTTGAGTCTCCCAAGTTTACAACATCACGTAATACCTTTGTTTCATTAGTTAGAATGCATCTCTCTTGAGCATCATTGATTTGAATCCCCCATGCTGGCACTGGTTGATACTGATAGCCGAAAATAAATACGTTTAGTGTTCTTGCCGCTCCTGCACACCATAGCTCCCATCGGTTACTGGTAGTATTTAGCATAAGAGCTTCGCAAGTGCTGAGGCCGTTACCTTGCGATCCTGTACTGTTAGCAAAAACAAACCTTATTGCTCCATCGTTTGGGAAAAGGTCCTGAACATATGTAGAAGAAGCAGGAATCGAAAAAGATAATCTGCTAATTAGCGACAGAGGCATGGTGTCAGCTATATAAAATGGCACGCCATTAGCGTCCGTTAGCATTGCGCCAAAACTCATAATTACCTCGCAAATACAAGAATCACACCTGGCACATTTGGATATGTGGCATTAGCATAATTGTCTGATGAGGTTTGGGTTACGGAAATAACATTTCCACTGACCGTTATAACTTTCCTCCCTCCTCCACTTCTGTCGCCGTTAGGCTGAAAAAGATAGTCAATTGCATAGCCGGAAGGCAAGGAAAATGCTTGGCTGTAATTGCTTGTTGCATCAACAGACATGATGCCAAGAGCATTTATTTTCACAAGGCCAGTATTATTATCTACGCCACCGGCATCCCACGTTCCGAAACCATAGGCCATTAGCTGAGTTTCCCCATCCTAACGCGTAATACACCGTTACCGTCATATACGCTTATCTGGTTATTGGTTTGCACCATCCTTCCATTACCAGGCTCGTATCCGTTATTTTCGAAGACACCTGACTTTGACAGCATCCATCCCGTGCTTCCTGCGATATAATTGTTCGACTGGATGTAGTCTCCGATCATGGCGTTATTAATCCAGCCTTGCCCGATGAATGCCTGACTGATGAGCACCTGCCCGTCTTTAATCACAAAAGGTGAATAAAGGCTACTGCCAACACCGCTCATGACAACAAACTGGTTAGCGTTGACCGCTACACGAGTGTCTACGCCTCCACTGCCGTTAACAGTCGCGGCTACTGACAGGCCTGCATCGTAATTGACGCCGTTGTAGCGGATGCCAGTTTTCAGCGTGTAGATTGCAGAAGGGCTGGATACATCTGCATAAGCCGTAAACTTCTGCTGTATAGCCGCTTCGTTAGCGCTGATGGCCTTCCCTTGAGAGTCGACCCTCTGATTAGTGTTTGAGATGTTCTGATTAGTGGTTGCGAAACTGGCGACCACATTCGTTTCAAGCTGAGCAACAGAACTATTGGCATCTGCGGCTACCTTCTGCGCCTGGAGCACACCAGCCCGGTTATCCCCATAGTTAGCCCACTGCTGATTCACAGACTCATATTCTGCAAGCATGTTCTGCAGTAGCGCCTGCGGGTCAGTGATTAACGGCTCAAGCAATTGCTTACCATCGGGAGACGTCAGAAATTCCTCTACCACGCTGCCGATAAGGTCATCCGCATTCACGTTTGACATACCAGCCGCAAAACCAGTCCAGTCTCCAACGTTTCCAATTTTGTCCACCAGACGCGCGCGATACCAGCGACGAACGCCAGCTGGCATTGGGCCGTGCTGATAACTCACGCCGGGATAAGGAACGTAGGCGAGGAACTGAGGATTCTGACCGTCCGCAGTAGTTGCCACCTGAATTTCGGTATAGGCCGTATCGCCAGAGGCTTCTGGGAATGACCAGGTTACATCGATAGCCCACACGACGTTGTCCGTCGCTATAAGGTTTACCGGCGTGCCCGGTTTACCGGCCTTACCCGTTAACGACGTTGATTCCGCATACCCCCATGGTGATGACACTTCGGCGGCATTGACAGCCCGCACCCGAACATCATAAACCCCTGTGTAAATGCCATTGATGCTGAAGCCCTGCGCGCTGGTCTGGCTGACGTTTATCCAGTCGCCTTTATCTTTGCGCCACTGTGCGACGTAGCTGATGGCACCTTCAACTCTGTCCCATGTAACCTGCATAATCGCAACAGACAAGCCCTGTTCAACGTAGCTGACTTCAGAAACAGCGATGTTGGCCGGGGTCTTTAGTACGCTTATCGGCGTGACCGTGATAGGTGCGGGCTCGATGCGCACGCCATCGTCAATATAGCGGTATTTGTTTGGGTCATGCTGAACGCCGGACACAGTGAACGTGCCATCATCGTTGCTGGCAATTGAGGTGACGCGATAATACTGAATCGCCAGGTTATCGCTGTCTATTGCCCACACAGCGCCAGAAACCGGTGTCTGCCTGAATGACGTATTTACCGTTACAGACTTTTTGTCACTGCTAATGCTGGCGATAGTCCGTGTCTGTGCCGTACCGTCAGGCAGGTTGACCACCAGCCGATCACCAGCGCTGTAATCAACGGGCCGGTCTAGTGTAATAGTCAGTCCATTTACGGCACTGATACGGCCGCCATTTTGCTTGCCTGATCTGAAGGGATCGGCAACACCGATGATTTCTGCCGGGACGGGTAAGTAACCGTCCAGCCCGGTGCCAAATGAAATGGTGCCGTCTTTGGCGTTAGACAGCAGCGCCCAGCGTCCACGCCGGTGTGCCTCACTTTGCGATGTACAGCCAATCGCCGTAAGCGACATTTCCCGCACGTCGTAGCGCTGCACCAGATCAGAATCGTAAACGCCCTCAACTGTGTCGGAATAGTGATTTACCGGATCGGACCAGGATACATTGCAGGAAGAATAGCGATTCTTATAGCTGCCACCTGCGTATGTGAAAAGACCGTCAATGACGTTTGCGGAGTGGTAAACAAAATCAACATCCGTTTTTCCGCTGGCGTCAGTCTGCGGAACGTCAGCGTTAACAAAAATCTGGCTGTTACCCCAGAAAGTAATCCCCCGAAAAATGGCCGCTATGTCCTTCAGGACTGTATAAGCGTCCTGCTGGCTCTGGATAAAAACGTTACATGTAAAGCGCGGCTCTGTGCCACCCGCGCCGTTTGAAACCATCTCATCGCAATACTGGGCAATGGCATACAGTTCCCATTTGTCGATCATCGATGCATCGACGCGATTACCCATTCCGTAAATCTTGTCCAGCACCAGATCATAGAAAATCCAGGCCGGGTTATTGGTATAGGCATATTTGAAATCGCCCTGCCAGCTGCCGGTGTATGTGCGGGAGTTCGGGTCATACGTTGTCGGCACACGAACCAGTTTGCCTTTTGGCTTACAGGTTATTTTCGGCGCGCTGCCGTTGAACTGGCTTGCATCGACTTCGATATACAACAGCGCCGTATTTGGGTAACGCAGCTTGCTGTCTATGACTTCAGCAAACGAGAAAACCTTGAACGCATTAACGAGCTTCGGAGATGAAGAGTCTGCGGTGATGCGCCTTACCCTGATAGCCCAGCCGGTTGAGGCTTTTGGCAGGTCGATACGGTGATCGCGCTGGTATTCTGACGTGGTTTTGCCGTTAAAGCTGCCATCAACAACCGTGACCCACGAACCACTATCGGTGGAAAGGTCAATAGCGTACTGCGTAACCGTGCCGACCATGTCGCCATTGTCTTTATAGGTGTACTGAACCGGCAGGCTGAGCTTGATTCGAACGGCATCGAGAGTGAGGTTGGTATACTGGCGCGTCCACGGCACCGACTGTGTAACAACGACGCCAACTGACAGCTCGTTATCGACTTCAGGCATGCCCTGAATATAACCCTGATCCTGAGTACCCTTGCGCCAGTCCCAGACAACACCGGTAAAGTTATACGTGCCGTCATCGTTCGCCAGCTGCGTGTCATTCAGATAAATTTGCTGCGCCGTTAAGTCACCCTGAATCTCACCTTCGGAGATAGCCAGCAACATTTTCAGCTTCGCGATGGAAAGAAGATCGTTCGCCTGCTCTGTTGGCGTGTGAGCGCTACCGCCGCCGCCTTTATTTCCATGGAAAATAGTTTCGCCGCTGAGAAGTCGCATAATTTACCCATAAAAAAAGCCACCCGAAGGTGGCTTGCTTGCCTGATGATTATTACTGTTGATCGCTGGTAAAGCTGCCTGCGCTGATGATTGCGCCGCCTATTTCTCGCGTGCCGTAAAGTACCGGGACGGGATAGCCCATCGCGACAGTATTTACCGGCGCGCCAAAGGCATAGTTGGGCTTGTTGTCCGTGCTTGATGATGCGCCGATGTTGTATTTAGGCTGCGGAGTAAGCATCTGAACGACACCGCCCAGCATCATGCTGAGACCCAGACCAGTCAGCGCAGTTGTGACGCCAGCAGCAGCTGTTGCACTTAGGCCAAAAGCAACGAGGGACGCGCCTGCCGTAAAGTAGGCGGCAACAAGCGCAACCGCCCCAATTACGATTTGCAGGACGCCGCCGCGCTTCGAACCTTCCAGCACTGGTTCCATTTCGAACTCGGTGGCGGCAGATGACATATCGAACTCCTGCAAACCGATATTCTCTTTGCCGCTGAAAAAGGCGAAGCGGACGCCGTTAAGATGGGCATTCGAAACGTATTTCTTAAAGCCTGGCACCTGCGAGCACATAGCACGGATTAACTCTCGCAAATCCGCGACGTGGTACTGGTGAACGCGCCCGAATTTCTTACCAAGAAGGCCCTTGAGCCGCATTGTTTTAAGCATCCATTAGCTCCTTTCTGCGCACCACACGGA